GTTTCTGGTAAAGAAACAGGAAGTCCATTTATTGATCCACTTTTAAAAAGGTTTTATCCAAAAGGATTACCTAATGTTACATCTCCAACTTCATATATTACTGATGTATCTGGAAATCCTATTGGTGCAGCTCCTATAAAAAATGAATACCCAATAGCTACACAATTATCAGGTTTAAAATTTGTTAATCCAAAAAACCCAGCTGAAAAAGAATTAGATAGATTAGGTTTCCAACCAAAAGATATATTTACTACAACTAAAATTCCAGAATTAGATACTGCTATTAAAAATAAATTATCTGTAGGAATTGGTTTTGGTTTGTCAACTTTTGTTGAAAGCCCAGAATATAAAAATTTTACTGATGCTCAAAAATCTTTAATAATAAAACAAGTTATGCAATCTATGAGAGAAAATATTAAATCAGAATTACAAAAAGAATCTAATCTTGCTCCTTATTGGGCATTATATGATTATAACAATTTTGATAAAGACACAATTAAAGTTATAAATGAATGGTATGGAAAAGATAAAATGGACTCTGTTTTTAAAGAAATAAAAAGACAACAAATAAAATGAAGTCCCAGTCTCAAAGAAACAACGAACAGATCCTAATATTAAACGGAAAGATTAAGCTAGTAGATCAAAAGATTGACTTATTAATGAATAACCACCTAAAACATATTGAAGATAAGATTAATACTATATATAAGGTGTTATGGTTAGTAGTAACACTAAGTATAGGGGCATTAGCCGATCTCATAGTAAGAGTGTTAAGCAATTAAGTAAAAGTGCAATAGGTGCTATATCAGAATATGAAGCTATTTGTTCTCTTGTCAAACAAGGATATATGGTTGCAAAGTCAATTGACCCACAATGTATCTTTGACTTGGTTGCAATTAAACCAAATGGTACAGTAAGACTCATAGATGTTAAAACAAAATCATACCGCAAAAAAAACAATCACAATATTCACAGATCCCCAAATGAAAAGCAGAAACAACTTGGCGTTGAACTAATGGTTATGGATCAAAAAAATATTTTAAAAGATTTAGAACATAATAAAAATTTAGTAAAAGAAAATAAACTTACAGTTGAACAAAACAAATATAAGAAAAATAGAAAAGAACAAAAATGTTACAAATCATTCAAAGATTTAGTTGATGTTTTTAACAACAAAGAGAAGATGGATAGCGTCAAGTAAGTGTATTAATTATCTATACAACGATATTCGTTGTGTCTTATTAAACAATTGTAAATGTAAAATGGATTACCAAGCAGTCAAAGATAGAATTAAAAAACATGAGGGTTTTAGAAATACTGTTTATTCAGATTCATTAGGTAAATCCACAATAGGTTATGGTCATTTATTAACTGAAGATGATGATTTTGAAGAAGGTATTCAATACGATAAATCTTTATTAGAAAATTTATTTGACAAAGACTTTAATAGATCTGCTTATAATGCAGAACAATTATTAGAAGGCATTGATATTTGTGATACTGCAAGAGAAATCATAGTAGAAATGGTATTCCAATTAGGTATTGGTGGTGTTTCTAAGTTTAAAAAAATGTTTGAAGCATTAAGAAAAAAAGACTATAATGAAGCAGCAAAACAAATGTTAGACTCTCAATGGAGAGTTCAAACGCCAAAGCGCTGTGAGGAATTATCAGATCTCATGCGTTCTTGCGCATAACCACTAGATAAAAATATGTTACCCATGTTAGGTGCAATAGCGCCATTAGCAAAAATACTATTCAATACGATTGAAAAATCTGTACCGGATAAAGATTTACAAGAAAAATTAAAAGCTCAATTAAACGAACAGTTACTTAAATCTTCTACTGAAGAATTAAAAGCAGCTGCGTCTATTGTTGAAGCAGAAGCTAAAGCAGGTTGGTTCACAGCAAGTTGGAGACCATTGCTTATGTATGTTCTTATATTTGTTTTAGTATTCAATTATATCTTTGCACCAATAATTAAGATGTTAACAGGAGCTGTTGTAGGTTTTGATTTACCAGGCGATGTTTGGACATTATTACAGATTGGTCTTGGCGGATATGTAGTGGGGCGCAGCGGAGAAAGTATTGCTAAAAGTATAGCTAACAGACCACAAAGCAAAGAATGATAAATATATTTAAAAAGATAAATAACTTTTTAAAAGAATATATCACATTCCCACATGAACCCCTAAGATACAAAAGAGTTATAAGATTTAAAAAAGTAATTAAGAAAAAAGGTTATAAAAAATAAAATGAGAAAGAACATTATACCAACAACTATAGTTTTAATACTATGCTTAATCATTAGTGCATCATCTCAAACAACGACTCAGAACAATGCTTCTGGTAGTAATACTTCTATTACTGGTGGCTATACTAGTACCTCTAATTCAACGTTTCAATCAGGTTCTTCATCTAATTCTACTACAACAACTAATTCTACCTCTAACGCCTATTCAGGAGACACTAGAGTTGCAGCAACTGCATCTGCACCAGCAATGTCTGCCTTCTCACAAGACTTATGCGTTGTCGGATATAGTGGTGGAGTGTCAACATTCGGAGTAGGAATATCTGGTGGAAGTTATACTAGAGATGAGAACTGCGAAAGAATTAAACTAGCAAAAGTATTAAATGATCTTGGAATGAAAGTAGCTTCTGTTTCTATTCTTTGCCAAGACGCAAGAGTATTCCATGCAATGGAGAACTCAGGAACACCATGTCCATTTGAAGGTAAGATTGGAAGCGAAGCAACAGCGCAATGGTTGAAGTATGATAAGTTAAGACCAGATTATAATTTATATGTTGAAAAATTAAGAATTATTGAAGAAACAAAAAAGCAGGAGTCTTTACCTGAAAAAAAGTAATTGAAGATATAGACGCTTGGTACGAAGCAAAAGAAAATTCATGGTTATATTTTATACCTTTATTATTTGGCTTATTACTTCTGTAGTTTCATTCTCTCAAACAACAACAACTACAAACTTAACACCTAAAGTATTTACAACAACTAATGGTTGGAGTGGAACTAACTTATATTCTACTCATGGTAACGAAACTATTGCCGGTGTTAGTGGAAAGTCTATTCAAAATACAATCTCATTAACAAACGTAGGTTTATCTAAAGCACAAATTAATGAAGGATTTACTTCTAATCAAGGTGTTGATGTTTGGTATTGGTCTGGCAATCAAAATCAAAATGTTACTATGACGCAAATAATAACAGATGATAATGGCGGAGTAACAACACAGAATAAAATTATACCTTATACTTCAAGTTATTTTAATACATATACAAACACAGCTATCGTAGATAAAAATACACAAGCAAATTATAATATAACAAGTAAGTTTTCTTTTTACGAATCTACAAATTCTCCATATCATTATGCTGCTGATTTAAAGAATCCAACTTTATCTATTACTTATATAACTAATCCAACTCCACCTATTGTTATTGCTCCAATTGAAATTGTAACACCAATTATAGAACAAGTTAAAATTACAGAACCTGTCGTTGTTGCAATTATTGAAGCTCCAGTAATAGAATCTCCTATTATCGTTCAGCAATCTTCTGAACCAACAAAGGTAAATGAAACAATTCAGTTAACGCAACCATTACAAGAACAACCAAAACAATCCACAGAACAACCTAAAGAAGTTAATAAAGAACAAGGCGTAACTAAAGAAGGAACAATACAAGAACAAAAATCTACAAAAGAAGAGTTACCCACAGCTAAAGAAAATACTACTGTTTCTACTTCAGAAGATAAGTCTGTTAAGACTTCAGTAAGCGAAGAAAAACCTTCTGTAACAAGTACACAACAGGAAGTAAAAACAAAATTAACAGACAATAAAATAGGAACGGAAGTAAAAATAGCAGAAGTAAAAGTGAAATCAGTACAAGAGATAAAAATTGACGCATTAAAAGTTAATCAACCTAGTTTAAGTGCGTATGAATCTAAACCTTTTTATCAGCAAAGACAAATGGTAGGTGTTCCTAATCCTAATTTCTTTATGCAATTACAATTAGAACAAAAACCTATATATGTTAATGTTAATCTAAACGATTACATAAACAAAGATCCATTGGTTGCTAGACAAAATATGTTAAAACAAATACAAGATGAACAGGATGATATTATTATCCAATTAGAACAATTAAGAAAAACAAAAGGTTAATATGATAGGAAAAATTAAAGATAATTTAAAAGAGATTATAGCAACTGTAGCAATCATTGGTGCTATTGGTGGTGGCTTTATTAAGTATGGAGAAATCATGTCAAAGATTGATAGCATTGATCCTGCTAAAGCTGGTCAGATTAAACAAGACTTAGCCATTGCACAAAAAGAAATTGAATTATTAAAAGTTCAAATGAAAGAACTTAGAGCAAGTTCATCTAATCCACTAGCAAGATAATGGTTGTCTATAGAGGAGAAAGATTCTCCGGATATAACAAACAGAAGAGAACTCCAGGCGAAAGAAAGAAGTTTGCTGTTCTAGCAAAGAAGGGTAACCAAGTTAAGATAGTTAGATATGGTGATCCTGAGATGAAGATTAAAAAATTTATAGCTGCAAGACGTAAGTCTTTTAGAGCTAGACATAATTGCGATACTGCTAAAGATAAATTTACAGCTAGATATTG